CTAGTGGTGGATTGATTGTTACTGGAGTAAGCACGGTTTCTGCAGGTAGTACTAGTGCTCCATCAATCAGCCCAAGTGGAGATACGAACACCGGCATCTTCTTCCCATCGGCTGATACGATCGCTTTTGGAGAAGGTGGTTCGGAAGTATTAAGGATTGATTCATCTGGTCGTCTCTTAGTTGGCACATCTACAGCGCGTAGTAATTTCTTTGGCACAACTCTTAGTTCTTTAACTCAAACAGAAGGAACAGGTGGTTCTACTGCACGGGGTGCTTTAAGCGTAATTAATAATGATGTAAGCAATAACCCTGCTTACGTTCTTCTTGGAAGATCAGGTGCAGCAACACTTGGTTCAAATGCTGCGGTTGTCAGTGGAAGCCGCCTTGGAACTTTAACTTTTCACGGTGCAGATGGTACTAGTTTTATCGAAGCGGCAACTGTTGCCGGTGAAGTAGATGGGACGCCTGGCACCAATGACATGCCAGGGCGCCTGGTCTTCAGTACAACGGCTGATGGTGCAGCAAGTCCTACTGAAAGACTGCGTATAGATTCAAGCGGGCGTGTAGGTCTGGGGACTACTTCGCCTGATGCGAATAGCCAGCTTCATGTTGTTGGATCTAGTTATCAACCTTTATACATTAATACCACTGGCACTGGTGGGGGTGGCGCAGCGTTTCTTCGCTCAGGCACTCAAGCCCTTTATGTGGGCACCGCTGGGGGGAGCTGGCTTACTGGGTCTTCGACCGCAGATGGACTTATTCGATCAGAAGCAAATCTCATTTTTGGTATTGGCAACAGCGAAAAAACCCGCATCGACAGCTCCGGCAGGCTCTTAGTTGGCACGTCTTCTAGCGCTGGACTTGGTGCGAACTTGCAAGTTAGACAAAACAATGGATACGCAATAGAAGCATTTAGATCCTCCAATGACGCAAATGGATCGTTTATTTGGGTAACCAAGAGTCGCGGCACGGAAGGAAGTCCAACAGAAGTTTTGTCTGGGGATTCTTTGGGTGGCTACGGATTTCGCGGTTATGACGGCGCCGGCTATGTAGATGCTGCTTACATTTATGCGGAGGCTGATGCTGATTGGACAACTTCTGGTGACACAACTGACAACCCCTCGCGTTTAGTGTTCTCCACTACCGCCGATGGTGCGAGCAGCCCGACGGAGCGGATGAGGATTACAAACCTTGGTGTTCCAAGATTTTTTTCGAGCGACAGCGGCTTAATCCAAGCCATATCTGCAGGATCTGGCACCAATGAAAATATTTTTGTTGGTAGTCACAGCGCTACTAGCAATACTACTGGTAGCAATTGTATTCTTATCAAAGCCAATGGCAATATTCAAAACACTAACAACTCTTATACGGGCATTTCTGACATTAAACTAAAAGAAAACATTGTCGATGCCGGTTCGCAGTGGGACGATCTTAAGGCTCTTCGAGTCGTCAAGTATAATCTCAAGCCAGAGACAAACCAAGAAACTCACACCCAAATCGGCTTAATTGCCCAAGAAGTCGAACTTGTTTGCCCTCGTCTTGTTAAAGATAACCCCGACAGAAACGCCGAAGGTAACGACCTTGGCACCGTTACCAAGAGCGTCAACTACTCGGTGCTTTACATGAAGGCAGTAAAGGCGCTGCAGGAAGCAATGGAGCGTATCGAAGCTCTGGAAGCCAAAGTTGCAGCCCTTGAGGCGTCATAGTCCTACTCGAAAGTCTCTCTGGCTCAGCAATCGCTGGGTCAGAGTTGCTAGAGTAGTCCTGTCACACGAACGAGATAAATGCCTAGCGACGCTGAATTAACCAGCGAGTACCTACACACGCTGCTGGAATACCGCGACGGAAAATTATTTTGGAAGGTCAATCGCGGCAAGGCTCATGCTGGCGACGAAGCCGGTTGCATCGGGAATCGCGGTTATGTACTGATTGTCGTCAACGGCAAACAGCGGATGGCGCACCGATTGGTCTGGATTATGCACGGTAAAGATCCGGTGCCAATGCTGGATCATATTGATGGCGATCAGCTCAACAACCGCATTGAAAATTTGCGCCCAATCACGGTGTCGCAAAACCAGCGCAATACCAAACTACGGAAAGACAACACTTCAGGTATCAAAGGCGTAAGCTGGCTCAATGCCCACAAACGCTGGGCTGGACAGGTTTGGCACAAAGGCAAGCTCTATCGTGCGGGTTATTTCAAAGACAAAGATGAGTGTGCCGCCGCCGTCCGAGAACTGCGTGAAAAACTCCACGGCCAATTTGCTCGCCATTGACTCTCCCTAGCACGATGACGCGCTCCTTCTCCGAACTCACCAAGGGCTTCAGCCCTGAGCGCCGGGAGCGCATCGAGCAGCGTAAAATTGAATTACGCCATGTGTCAAAACAAAGCCAGGAGCCGCTTTTCCAAGGTGTGGTGGAGCGCGACCCCGCGATCTGCTCGGGACAGCTTGTATTTAGCGGCACGCGGATTCCCGTGGCCGTGGTGGTGGAGCAATTGCGTGCTGGCGTCTCTCCCACAGAACTGCAGGAAGACTTTCCTCAACTTAGCCGCACCGCGCTGGACTACGCGGAGATCCAGGCCCAACACGCCAAAGACCAGCTTCAGTAGTTGCTTTCGATACCAAGCATGGGTTGACAGCTTCTGTACAAGCGACTAGTCTGGCCGTCTTCGCCCTCAAACCATGCCCACCACTCTTGCGGAGCTTTGGAGCGCCTTCTTGGAAGAGCGCTCCATTTCTCTATGTCCAACCAGCTTGACTTCCGACTACAGGCAAGTAACAAAATGGTTAAAGCGTTGCCCAATTCAAGACTTAAATGAAGCACGCAAAATCATGATTTGGGTGTTGGGAGAAAAGCCGGTGCTTTCTTCTAGACGCGTCGCAATGTATACAAAAACAATGTTTCGCTGGGCAGCACAAGAAGACGTGGGTTACTTGGACAAGAATCCTCTTGCAAGCTTTAAAATGCCTAAAGCTCCGCAAAGAAACGAGGAAATTGTTGTAATTCCGCGAGATGAAGTGGGATTAGTCCTTGCAGCACTAGAAGCCAAGCAAACTTATAAAAATGTTAACTGGACTTGGTATACAGAATTTATGCTTCAAACCGCCATGCGAACTGGTGAAGTAAGAGCATTGCGATGGGACGATATCAAGGACAACAAGATTCTTGTGCATCAAAACTGGACCCTTACGCATGGATTAAAAGATAGTACTAAAACAAACAAAAAGCGATGGGTGCCATTGAACAATAAATGTCAAGAAATTATGGCGCAACTTTCTCAAGACAATGAATATATTTTTCCATGGGATCGCTTGGCGTTTCAGAGTTATTTTCGTAAAAAACTGCAGCCATTACACCAAGCAGAGTTAATTAGTCATGCTTATCGCCCTTATGATTGCAGGCACACCGCGATTAGCCGCTGGATTGAGGCGGGCATTCCAGTGCCACAGGTGGCAAACTGGGCTGGTAATACCAGTGAAATTATTTTTAAGCATTATTGCAATACCACCAAGGAGTACGAAATGCCGGAGCTGTAATTTGCTCTTACAATAAAGCAGGCTATTTTGTTAATCATGGCTTCTTCCATTGAATTTACTTGGGGCGTCGCTAATCTTGAGCGCACGCTATCAGATGGTGTGGTGTACACCATTCATTACACCATTGATGCTTTTGACGGCACTTACCGTTCGGGGGCGTATGGCTCTCTCGGTCTTGAACCGCCTGAGCCCGACTCGCTTATTCCGTATGCTGATCTCACTGCTGAAATGGTAGTGGAATGGACGAAGGAGAAAATTGGCGAGGAGAAAGTGGCTGAAATTGAAGCCGCTCTTGCCGCTCAAATTCAGCAACAAATTGCCCCGACCACGGGCGCCGGCGTGCCTTGGGCTAGCTAATATAGTGCTTTCGCACGTCCACCATTGGCCGTAAAAAGCAAAGTTGGCGCTTCTTCGTCAAAGCGCATTATCATCCGCAAGCCCAAAACCACGAAGCAAGGGCAAGGAAAAAATAGCAAAGCTTCTCATGGGCGCAAGCTCATGCGAGGTCAAGGTAAATAAAGCCAAGGGAGAGCAATGCTCTCCTTTTTTCTTGTTTAAAACAATGCAAGGCTATAATAAAACAAAACAGTTGGGGAGAAAAGGGAGAAATGTATTATCCCGCCACTTACAACATAGTGGTGCTGCAAAACTCCACTTACCGCATGCAGATTACTGCTACGCAAAGCGGCGGCACTCCCATCAATCTTTCTGGATATACCATTGATAGCGATATTTGCGGCGCATTGGACGGAGAAATTGTTGCAAGTTTTGTACCAGCTATTACAAATGCAGCTAGTGGAATTTTTCAGCTAACGTTATCGCCCACTGTTTCAAGTGGGCTAGAAGTAGGAATTTATAATTATGACGTGAGTGCCACGCAAGCCGGTGGAGATCGTTATTACTGGCTAAAAGGCGTTTGCACTGTTTCCGGCACTTGTTCTAGGAATTAATCATGCCCGATATCATTCTTACTGTTGTTAGTGGTGAGCCAGTTGCTATTGGTTTGTCCATCCCTGGCGTGCAAGGACCGATGGGACAGAGTACGTTGCCGTCTGGCGGTAGCGTGGGGCAAATTATTACCAAGGCTACAAGCGTAGATTATGACGCATCGTGGAGTTCCACGGCTTCTGGCCTGACGCTTCGTAATTTAACTATTTCCGGCACCACTGTTTTAGGGACCATTTCTGGCGGCACTTATCAAGCGGCAACAATTACTGGCGCCACGATTAATGGGCCAACAATTAATGGAGGCACGGCTAACGGCACGGCATTGTCCAATGCAATTGTTGATCAATGCACTCTTGACAATTCAACGTTTGAAGACGGCACAATTTTCAACGTAACGCTTTCAGGAACTATTACTAATGTAGCCACAGTTAGCAGTGGCACTTATAACAGCGCCATTGTTACTTCTCCAACTATTTCTGGAGGCACGTTAAATAGCGCCACGATCAATTCTCCGACAGTTTCTGGAGGAACTTTCTCCTCTCCCATTGTCAATTCTCCAACGCTTTCAGGAGGCACTTTAGCCGCCACCAGTATTTCGTCTTCCGCTTTAATTTTTCCAACCATTTCCGGAACCATCACTGCTTCTGGAGGCGTAACGATTTTTGCCAGTGGCGCATCGATGGGCTTCTTTGGCGCATCGCCCGTCGTCTGCCCGTCTGGCATCTCCATTCCCAGTGGCGGTTCTTCCACTGCTGAAGTGCTGACTGCCTTAAGTGGCGTCATTCTTGCTCTACAAAATCTTGGTCTCATTCGTGCATAATTATGGGACAAATTATTGCCAACAACGAACAGTTTGAAACTCACATTCAAGCTGATTGGCGCGGACAACTTTTACAAACAGGACCAGACAGTGGCGTTGTAGATGCATTTGGCAGGGCTCGCACCAGTTCTCCTTATACGCTGTTTGATAGCACAATGCGCTATGACAAACGGCCTGATCAATGGTTTGACAAAATTGTTGGTAGTGGTACATCCACGTTTTTAACCAATCAAAGCAGCGTGGCAATGGCCACCACCACTGCTTCTGGCGACACTGTTTTGCGCCGGACAAAACAAAATTTTCCTTACCAAGCAGGGAAAAGCATGATGATGCTGCAAAGCTTTGTTGGCTCTACTCCCACTGCTGGCTTAATTCAAGAAGTGGGGCTATTTAACGATAATAATGGCGTGATGTTTAGGGCCAGCGGAACAACGTTGCAATTTGTCATTAGAAGCTATGCCACTGGCAGTATTGTGGAGGACGTTGTAAATCAAGCTGATTGGAATTTAAATACGCTTCTTGATTTAGATATTTCCAAGGCTCAAATTCTTGTTACTGACATTGAATGGCTGGGAGTTGGGCGAGTAAGAGCTGGTTTTGTTATTAACGGAGAAATTATTTATTGCCACGAATTTAATCATTACAACGTTCTTACTTCCGTCTATATGACAACGGCTATTTTGCCATTGTCCTATCGTATTCATAATGCATCGGCTCAAGCGTCTGGACGAACGCTAAAACAAATTTGCTGCAGCGTATTAAGCGAAGGTGGCTACGAGCCTGATGGTGCTATTTATTCAATTAACCATGATTTAAGCGCAGTTCCAAACACTTCGGGAGAGCGCGTTACTGCCGGCATTCGCATGGTTAGTGGTCGCACTGATAACGTAATTTTACCAGTGAGGATTTCAACAACCACTGCATCCAGTGATGTTATTTTATGGCGACTGCGGCTCAATCCCACTATTAGTGGTGCGACGTGGCAGGCTGCAGTGAATGGCCGTGGCAATGTAGAAACAATTACCAGTGGCACTGCTTCTGGCGGCACCGTTGTTGATGCTGGTTTTGTCTCGCAAGGCGCTGCTAATAATTATGCAGTGGCAGAAGCCATTCGTTTATCGTTAGGGCAAAATGCATCAGGCGAAAGCGACATTCTTGTGTTGACAGTAGATAGCGCCGTAAGCTCTAAAGCACTTGGCATGATTGGCTGGGTGGAAGTGGTTTAATTTGCTTACAATGAAAGAAAAGGCGTTTTGAAATGATTGTTCCCGGCAAGCACGATATTACAATCTATCAAGGCGCCACTTTTGAGCTGCAGGTGCAATACAAAGATAATGCTGGCACGCCTGTCAACATGAGTGGATATACAATTGCTTCCAAATTGTATGATCGCCTTGGCATTAATAAACTTGCAGATTTTGCAGTGTCTTATGTGAGCCAGGCTAGTGGCATTTTTAAAATTCGTCTAGCAGCTTCCGGAACAAGCGGCATCACTGAACAAGGCCAATATGACGTTTTAATTACTGAGCCCAGCAATGATGCTTATTATATTTTGGAAGGCAATGCATATTTAAATCCTGGACTGAGCTATAAATGACAGTCATTGTTCAAGAAAGCAATAGCACTGTTGATGTGACGGAAGAAAACGCTTCCGTTGTCATCGTTAATCAAGCTGGCAATGAGATAGTTGTTACGGCAAATAACGCCCCAATTGTCGCCATTGGAGCATCGTCTTCTATTGAATTAGATTTCTTTGGCAATGGTCCTCAAGGCGTGCCTGGCCCTGGAATCATTCCTAGTGGAACCACTGGGCAAGTATTGGCAAAAACAAGCAATGCAAATTATGACACGCAATGGAAAACGCTAAATATTTCTGATTTGGCTGATGTCAACGTGAGCGCTAAAACTAACGGTAGCGTGCTTGTTTATGATGGAAATAGTCAACAGTTTGTTGCCAATTCTTCTTTCACTTCATTGTCTTTAACGGACGGGGGTAATTACTAATGGCGAATACCATTCGCATTAAGAGGCGTGCAAGTGGTGCCGCTGGTGCCCCCACGAGCCTGGCAAATGCCGAACTTGCTTTTAATGAAGTTGATGACGTTCTTTATTACGGCAAAGGCACTGGCGGAGCAGGAGGTACTGCCACTACTGTTGAGGCGATTGGCGGAAGCGGAGCGTTTGTCACCCTAACTGGCAGCCAAACTATTAGTGGTAATAAAACTTTTACTGGCACTGTTTCGTTTTCTGCTGTTAGTGGACTAACCACGATTGGTGATGCCACGATTGGCGGCAATCTTACTGTCAATGGCACTACTACAACTGTCAATAGCACAACTGTACTTGTAGACGATAAAAATATTGAGCTTGGTAGTATTGCAAGTCCCAGCGATACTACTGCCGATGGTGGCGGCATCACCCTTAAAGGCTCTACAGATAAAACTTTTAATTGGTCTAATGCCACTGATGCATGGACTAGTAGTGAGCATTTAGACCTTGCCAACGGCAAAGCCTTTTATATCAATGCCACGCAAGTATTAAGCGCCACTGCTCTGGGCACGGGCGTGGTTTCGTCAAGCCTTACTAGCGTTGGCACGATTAGTGGTGGCACGTGGCAGGGCGCGGCTGTTGCAGTGGCCTATGGCGGCACTGGAGCTACCACCGCCTCTGGAGCCCGCACCAATCTCGGACTGGCCATTGGCACGGATGTGCAAGCCTATGACGCCGACCTTGCAGCATTAGCCGGCGTCACGTCTGCTGCTGATAAGGTGCCCTATTTCACCGGCACTGCCACGGCTGACGTGACTACGCTCACCAGCTTTGGCCGTAGTCTCATTGATGATGCTGACGCTGCTGCTGCCCGCACGACGCTTGGTCTTGGCACCATGTCCACACAGAATGCCAATAATGTGAGCATCACTGGCGGCAGCATTGACGGCGTAGAGATTGATGGTGGTTCGTATTAGGGCTAAGATGGCGGCAAACGCTTTCTTTCCATGGACCTTGAACAGTGGCCTGACAAGTGGTACGAGCAAAAAATTGAAATGATTTCCGAAGCTCTGCAGGAGCTTCTTACTGATGGCGATGCGGACAAGGCCAAGCAAGGGCTGATTGATGCCATCGCTTCATGGACCAGTTATCACGAAGAGGAACTGGCCAAGTGGAACCGGCTCAAAGCTCTTCTGGACCTTTGAGCTGGTAAGTGATGCGAAGCTCTCCTCCGAGGGCCTTTACGGCCTCGCTGGCATCCGCTGGCGGGGCTTTTTCAATCATGACGGAAGGGACAATGGCATTAGGCAATGGCGTGATAATGGCATCGGGAAAAAGCTTTTTAGCTTGATCAGCCAAAGCATTGGCTTTTGTTTCTCTTTCTTCCTTTTCCCATTGTTTTACTAATGCTGCCGCTTGCTCGTCCACTTTTTCCATGACAATTTTGGTTTTCCATTCTGCCCAGTCTGGTCGGCAATAAGCCATAAGCATTTTGAACCATGGCTGAAAAGCAAGAGAGGGCCGTTTTGTAACGGCCCATAATCCTGCTTCGTAGCACAAAGCATTAAACCAGCTTTGGCCGCTCATCCTTCTTGATAGACGCTCACAAAAACTGCCCCTTGCTTTGTCAAGGGCAAAATGCGATCACGAAGGTCAACATTGTGGCAACGCACGCAACCGTGAGTGGGGAAGAGAGGCTGCTTGGGAGCCCATGCGCCAGGCCAGCCACAGGCACTGCCGCCTCCATGAATCATAATTCCGGCCCTACCATTGCCGGCTTCTTGATTCTCTAGCTCTACCAAATCAAAACTGTACCAGCCATAAGCCATGAGCGTGCGATCATAGGCGGGCTTATTCCCTACGGTGTCATAGTCTCTATAAATGACGCCAATCCTATAAAGCCCTGGAGGAGTGTCAGAATTTTGGAGCTTGAATTCATTGTCGGAATATTGCCCGCGAGCAAGACAAGGGATTTCCCATAAAAATTCGCCTTCAAAATTAAAGGCTTTCATTGTTTCACTTATGTCATTAACAATGAGATGGGAATCTCCCTTTTTAAAACCAAACTGTTGGGGCTTTTTCTTGGGACCAATCATGGTAATTTTTGTTGATTCAGGAGCATATTCCTTCATCAGCTTAGACAGTTTTATTGGATAGTCAGGATCAGTGGCATAGCGCTGTTCCTTTAATGCACGGGCCGCTGCGTAACGATTGGGCGCATTGTTAATGCCCTTGAAATGACGATAGTCTTTATACCAACGAGTGACAAGATAATCAATGCACGCGGCAAGGCTAGGAAAATCAATGAAGCCAGCTTTAATTGTCACCCACTGACCGTCGTACCATTCTTGAGTGGTTGTGGCAGTGCCAGGTCCCTTCAAGCCAAGATAATTGTTTTTGCCACTAGTGTGCTTACCAAAGCCACTTTCTAAGCAGCATTGTGCTGCGACAAGCTCGGGATAGCGAGCGCCGCAACGACGGGCTGTCTGGAAGCATTCATTCCAGAACGCCCTACTATCAGCCCACATGACTAAGCCTCAGCCCTTCACGCGGAAAATAGTCTTCAGTCCTTCCAGAAGAAGCTGGAGCACGTTGTTGCTTTTCCAAGGGGAACGATCAAGAATTTGATCTGCAGCAGCAATTAAAATGCCACCAATAACAAACCATTCAGCGCCGCTCATTGTTTGATAAGCGAATTTATATTTACAGCCTAGCGTCGAATTTCTAAAGAACGCACCCTAGTTTCAAGAGTGGTGATATTTTCCGTAAGAGTGTCAAGCTTTTCCGTGATACTTTCAATTTGCGTGGCCACCTTAACTTGTTGGTTCCCTACTGTAATTAACATTGCTCCAGTGGATAGCAGCATGCCAGCCGTCAATGTGGCTACAAAATTTGCAAGACCTTCTTGAAAATTTTTCATTGATAGCAGTGCATTTATTAATTATAAACATTCTCATTGAGGCAAATTGAGCCGTTAGATTAGTGGCAAGAAAATTAAATATGCTCCCATGCAAGTAGCGAATGGTCCCGATGAGCTGTTACATTCTCTCATTGAACTTCGCCCTGGAGATGCACGACGCCGATTTAGAAAAAGCATTTTTGAAGACTATCCACTGAAAGGACCGTTCGGGCAGTGTGCCTGTGCCTACTGCGGCAAGTGGAACGAAAAGCTTACTTTGGACCACATTGTTCCCAAAAGCAAGGGAGGTCCACATTTTGCAAAATATAATTTAGTGCCATCTTGCAAGAGCTGTAATTTAGATAAAGGGGCAGAGCGTATTTTTGAATGGTGGAGGCCGCAACAATTCTGGACGCCTCGTCGAGAAGAAATTTTGACGAGCTGGGTGCATTGCCATAGCTTTGTCAGTGCCCACACCTCCCTGCAAGATGTGGAAGCATATGCCGAGGATCGCGGCCTTTATATTCCTTCGCAAGAAAAAGCCCCCATTGTCGGGGGCTTTCTATTAGGAACAGTTTGCGCTGCTTAGCAATCGTTGATAGGAGAGAACATGGGCTCATCAATGGCCCTTTCTCCAATGCGAGCGCCAGGCATGGGGCAGAAGCCGTCTTTACAATTGTTTTCAATGGCATCAAGGGCTTCCTTCTCTTGCTCCATTTCCATGGCAAAGATGAGAGCCTTTAGATACCACTTGGCTTTCTTTAAATCTTCCAGGCCGTTTTTATTTTCATAGCGCCAAACATATTTGACGATATTGCCCTTGAGAAAGCCGCGAAAGGCTTCAGGGCTCATGCAAGCTTCTAGTGCTTCAATGGCCTCGATGCCACCAGATGCATAGTGCATGGGGCTGTTAACTGGATCAAACACTTTAGGGCGACCTTCAAAAGGAACAGTCATTGGCTTCAAAAGCATCAAAAGCCTCTCGGAACAGAGGCCGTGCCAGCAAGGATAGTGCCTGAGCATAGGCTTGGATTTCACCTTGAGCATCTGCTGGTGAGCGAAGACTGATGAAATGCAGCAATGCTTGCAAACTACAGGTCCAGGTGAAGGAAGTATAGAGCGACGTGGGCAGTACGCCACGAGCTTGTTCTTTACTCACACCAAGCGCCATGAGCGTCTGATAAGCGCCTTTGGCGGCCTGCAAGCCCTTGGCATATTCAATCATGGCTATCTCATTGGAGCGGCCTTCCAGGGGGCCGGCTGAGGCTTGTTTATTGCTATCGCTTTGCTGGCGAAACTCACGAGGCATGTAAAATTCTTCACTATCAGCTTCACAATATCTAAAGCTTTTTTCGTTCCAGCCCAATTGGTCATTGGCATAAGTGCCGCCAATAACGTGCTTCCACCATTGCCGAGCAATGAAGAGAGGAGCTTTTACTTGCCACTTCGTTACAACACCACGGAACGGGCTGGTATGTTGACGCTTAACTAAATAATTCAGGAGTTTTTGGTCTTTCTCCGACCATTCAGCGCTGCTTTGGCCAAAAGATTGGCGAGCATCGCAGACGATATCAATAGAACTGCCCATCCAGTCAATAAGACGCACAAAGCTGATGCCATCGTTCAAAGGATCAATAGAGGAGTTAATGGGAGCCATGAAACAGAGAGGCCGGGCGTAAACGCTGCAAGCTGATTGTAGGCGAGATCTTGGTTTCTGAATGCCAGACAACTACTGCCCGTTTCTTTCCACCATTAAAAACAAAACCAATGAGAGTACCGACAATGCTAGTCAGCATCCATCCTGCTGCTGTTGGCTGCACATATACCACTTCTTCTCCAGGGCACCATTCGTGATCGCGTGGGGTGTGTGGAAGCTGAAATGGACGGTGCTCCGTAGCTTTAATTACGGCTTTCTTTCCATCGTCCACCTTGTAAACAAACTGTCTGCCATAGCCCCTCCTGGTTAGGCTAAAGCAAACAGTTTTGGAATAATGTCCACGCATTTCTCTATTCCAGTAGAGTTAAGCTATCAAGGCCGTCCTTACATTGCTGCCATGGGTCCGTTTGAACGCAGTTTAGAAAGAGACTTCGCTTTGGCTGCCAATAAGCGTGCCATTGCAGAATGCTCTGACGTGGAAAAACTGCGGGAAGTGGCAGTAAATTTAATGGAAGGTTGGTCCAACATGCAAGAGGCTGTGGGCTCGTTGGTTAAGGAAAACCTGGAGCTGCGTCAAGCCATGTCCGTGAAAGAATGGGATTTGCAAGCTGCTGCTGAACTGCTCGATGAAGCTACGCAAATGGTCAATGACGAAGTGCAGCGGCAATCTTCTCAAGCCAAAAGGCGTCTTTGGCCGTTTGGCTAGTCAATAAAAACACTCTCCATCCTCCCATTGTGGCGAGGTTGAACTTTCGGGCATCACGCTCATAACCACTGCCGGTAACGTGACGGCCTCGATTGAAAGTTCCGCCTTGGATTTCAATGAGGCTATTGGATGGTAGGTGAGCGAAGTCAGCCCGATAACGCTTAGATCGTTTTGATTTTGCATAGCGCTCTTGAAAATCAGCTTCCCAAGTGGGAACATCACTGAATTCTCTGATCAATGTAAGATCGGGATAGTGAGCTTGCCACAGTCCGAGAAACTGATCTTCAAGGGCACTCACGCATCAGACGGCAGCGAAAGATACTTTAGCGCCTTGATTCTGATACTTTCC